AGCCGGTTCCCTTCCCCTTTCTTCTGGTTCGGCGCGATCCGGACCATCAGCCCGGCACGGCGCTTTGATGCCCGTGGCACGTAATAGCCAATGGAACGGGCCAGCCGCCCGGTCTGGTACCCTGGGTTTTGCCCGGGAGTTGAAACAGCCCGCTTCATGACCAGCCGCCGGGCATCACGCATGTGGACCTGACCAATGAGGATAAATGCCCGGCGCAACCTTGCCCGGTTGAACACCAGTTCTTTCGGTTGCTGAAAATCGACATGGAACACCGGTTTAGCCATACATGGAATCTCCCGGTGTTTCTGCGCCCAACTCTTCACACTCCAGGAGCAGGTAACGCCGGGCCATATTTAAATCGCGGCAGCGACGAATGGCGTACACCCTCCCGCTGTAAACCACCTCGTAATCAGAGGTCAGCCCGGCCCGGTAGCGCACGGTGAAATAGTGGGTAACGGCACTGTCGGTCTGGGCGGATTCATGCAGCACGGTGGCACTGACCTGCCGTACTTTTGCCCAGGCATACTGGCTGTTCTGGTATTCCGGCGTATTGCCATAATCATCCGCCGGGATATCGGTACGCTGGCGTAGCAGAACCCGGCGGTTAAGTTCGCCGGGCTCAGGCAACTGGTAATCAATACTGGTTTGTGACTGGCGGTTTTTCATAGCGGAATAAACCTGTAGGGTCCGGCAATCCACTGATACGCCATGGGCGTTTCACTCTGTTCAAAATCAGAAACCGTGGAGCGGTGTTCATAAAAATGGGTGACCAGCATCAGCATCGCAAGACGCAGATCATCCGGTACCACCAGCGCAGTTTCGTCTCCGCCTTCCGGGATATCTGCTTCTGCTGCATAAAGATTACGGTTAAGAAATGTCGCCGTTCTCGACTCCGCAGCCTGCCCCAGCATCGTCAAAAGCGTGTCTTCTTCCGTGTAATCACTTTCAAGACGTAGCTGTTGTCTGATTTCTTCCAGCGTCAGAATCATGAATATCTCCATGCCCGCCAGATGACGGGCACAAAAAAAACCGCTTTCGCGGCAGAGAGTTAATTCAGGGTCACAGCATTAAGCGGCTGATTTACCTGTCATGGCCTTAATGGCTGCAGTATCTTCAAGCACGCAGTCGAAACGGTGGAAAGCCAGAAATGCAGTCTGATCAAATTCAGCGTACCGTTCAACGAGCCGCTTAAGCGTCATATAAGTAATACGGCGCAGAATAAAGCGGTTAAAGTCTCCACAGAAAATGAATTTCTTGTCAGCACCAATATCATCGATGGCCTGGTCGATAACATAGGGAACATTCAGTACTGATGCCGGAGCCACACCCACAATATCCGGAAGCCATAACGGTCGCCCCTGGTTATCTTCCATTTCACTGATCAGTTTCAGTGTGGCGTCATTAAAGGCCCAGCGAAATTTTGGCCCCATACGATATGCCGGATCGATGGCATGTTTCAGAGCGTTCATTTCCTTCCAGGTAAAGGTGGTTGCAGACGCCGTACTGACACCGCCGGTAACCGATGCCACCAGCCCTTTAGGCTCAACGGGCGAGCCTGTCCCGGTACCCTGCACCAGATATTTTGCCTCACCGCGACCAATGCGCTGGGCAATCCGGCCTGACAGATACGCTTCAATATCCACACCAGTGTCCTGCAGCAGTTCATTGGAAACGCGGATAATTTTTGAAGACAATTTTTTGGCACCGAGGATGGCGGTACCGAAAGTCACGTCGCCTTCACTGGCTTCCGCATTCTCAGCAAGCAGTTCGCCTTCTTCCGCCGTACCATCTGATGTCGACCAGGTAATATCCTGACCGGTAGAGGTATTCAGGATCTGCGCAACACTGGCGATGCCGCCATATGCCTTCATGGCATCAACAATCCGGTTGAGCATCTGAGTGGGGACGGTATATCCACCCTGGGTATCTGTTGTTGTACCCTGAGCGCGAAGCTCACGAAGCGCCTGACGCTCCTCACCACTCAGCTCTGCAAAACCATGGCGCAGAAACTTATCGAAGGCCGCAGTACGCCGCTCATCTGGCTGAGTTTGTGGATTTGCAGGGTCACCATTTTGCAACTGACGCTGTTCAGGCTCCTGGCCTTCAATATAGGTCTGGTCCTGTCGGCGCAACTCTTCTTCACGATCAATCTGAGAATCCAGGGCGTCCAGTTCAGACTTCGCGCGGTTCCACTCCGTTCGTTGCTCATCAGTCCACGGATTATCACCAATTTTATCGTGAAGGGCGCGCATATCAGCCGCGATGGTATTACGTTTTTGCTTCAGTTCATGAAGTTTCATGATTTTTCCTTACGCATTAAGAAGGGTCAGCAGGCGCTCACGCGCCATTCTCTGGTTAATGGCTTTTTGCAGCGCACCGCTGTTGCGCGCCTCCTGCCAGGCTTTCATTGAACGGACGCCGGAATCAGCATCCTGATAAGCGGGATAGGTTACCGGGCTGACATCAAACAACCTTGAAAGACGGGTAATTTCACGGATAACCACGCCTTCATCATCCTCGTACCAGTTCTCACCATCACGGGCGACACGAAAGGCAAAAGAGGACTGGCTAATGTCACCCCGGCGCATGGGAGATAACACCAGGTCACGGATAGTCTGCGTTTCTGGGGCACTGATGTCGTAGCCAAGACCTCGCTCATCCACTGACAAAGACAATGTACCTGCCGTGGTTCGGCCGAGGATAAAATTGGGGTCATGGTTAAACAGCCCACGGACATCATCATTAAGAACATCATCAAATGCACCGGGCTTAATCACTTCACGAAACCCCCACAAGGGTTCTGATCGTGAATTAAATACAGAGCCATAACCAATTATCCGTGTGGGACTGTCACCCTGTTGCTCAGCCCTTACCTCACCGCTGTAACACCGCAGCTCGCGATCATTCATCGGTTATATCCTCTGGTTTTTTGGTGGTTTTAAAGTCACTGGCAGGATTTGCAGCATTGACGCTAACCAGCATTTCATCCAGCCCGTCCACCGGGTTCATATCTTCAAATGCCCGGGCCTCATTTCGGCTCATCCAGCCATCAGTGATAGCAAAGTGGTAGAACTGAGCGCGTTCCTGAGGTGTGCCGCGCAATAGCCCGGTAAGATTAAACCGGGTGTAATACCCGGCAGCACGCTCTGCCCGGGTAAATAACCGCCGGTTTAGCTCCTGCTCCCAGTTTGTTACCCATGGCATCATGCTGTACCGGACAAACTGGATAGCCTGCTGAGTGATGTTGGAAAAAGTCGCTTTTTCCAGGTCATTAATCATGTGTGCTGGAACATTAAATATCCCGGCAATCATTGAGCGGTTCAGTTTTGACATCTCAATTATTTGCGCATCAACCGGTGATACGGTGAGTGCCTTGTAATCAAGGTCTGCGGGTAACAAAAGGGTTTTATTTTCCTGACTACGAAGGGCGAGCACTGCCTTTTTCCAGGCTTCTTTTAGCCAACTCCAGCTCTCTTTCTTTAACTCGCCTTTCACTGAAATAATTCCGGCGGGCCTGGCATTACCACTGAAAAAACTCTCGGTATACTTCTGTCCACTCATCCCCATACCAATTGTCTCAGCATGCTGCAAAATTGGGCTGAGTCCCATTTTCTGGTTATTACCCAGCGCCCTGATATGGATCATGTCATCAGGGCTGATAGCAAAAGCGCCCTCCTCGTTATAAACACCATAGGTATACCGGCCACCCGTATTCAGCAGCGTGGTTTCCCATGGCATACAACATTCAAGGCTTGATATTTCACCCCGGCGAGAGCGCTTTACCCAGGTATACCCATTTCCCCAGCCAAGAATGTGGCGCTGTTTCAGTTCCCGCCACTTGTAGCTGGTCTGCCATATATTGGGTTCATCGTGCAGCAGATAAAAAGCGGCATGATCCCTGGCTGGCTCTACCCGGTTGTTATTCTTGCGCATCACATGTAACGGCATCTGAGCCAGATTGGATGACAAAACGTAAATACAGGCATAAACAGCAGCCAGTTTCATCGCCGTCTCAGGACTGACATACACGTCAGACTTAAAAATACCGTCGGTATCGACCAGATCACCCGTTATTGGCGTGGATGGATTCTCCAGGGAAACACTGCGAAAAATAGAGTCAAGAAGCATGCTTCCCCCCTCTGGCCATAGCCAGGGCACACAGCACCATTAGGGCTCCCGAGAACATGAGTGCCGGGGCAAGACCAAACCGCAGGTAAACCCCGGACGTGAGCAGACCGAAACCGGTTAGCCCGATAACATCGGAAATAAGTGATTTCATAAAAAGAGAATATCTTCGTCAGGATCCAGAGTGGACAGGAAGTCTTCCGGCTCATTAAGCATTGCCCGGCCGATGGTCATGATCAGTGCCACGGCACCGTCAATCTTGTTTTCATTCTGCTCTTTGACGGGTTTCACCACATCGTCATTGCCTGGCAGAAACTTGCCGACCACATTACTGATACACCAGGACATGATGGGGTTGCCGTCATGGTGAAAACGCCCGGACTCAATGGCGGCCTCCAGCTCCTTCATCGGGTCGGACATATTGGTGTAGTTCTGAATGATGGTAATGGGCGACAGGTCTTCATCTGCCAGGTCATGAGACAGGCCTGTTGCCCCGAACGGGTCAATGGGCGACTCTGAAACCGGGTTGAGTTTGTTGGCGGCTTTGGCTTCTTCCAGGATATAGCGGTAATCCACCTCAGCCCCATCCGTGACCGTCAGCAATCCCATTTCCACCCATTTCTGGAAACGTTCAGCCGTGCGCCGGTCTTCACTGCGTTCAGTGCTGTACACCGTGTCATACGGCACCCAAAACCGTGGCGCCACACTGTAATAATGAGTTTTACCGTCAATCTCCCGGGTGAACAGCCTGGCCATACTGTTCATATCCAGCTTGCGCGCCAGGTCGAACCCCAGAATACAGGGTTGCCCTTCAAAACTTTCCAGCGTCAGGCTTTTATCCTCACAACGCTGCCAGCTCACCTGGTTGAAATACGCCGCCCGGGCCGCCACCCAGATATTCAGGTGTTTGGTCTTAAACACACCGGCCAGACGGGCATT